CCAGTAATATCAACATTGAATGTAACCCCGGCAAACGCAAGATTTCCCATTGCAATAAGTTCCGAAAGCGTGGCAGTATTACCGGGCGCAAGCGTGTAGCCGGTTTTGTATTTTTCCATTGCCTTAACGCAGTCATAAGCCGTTATTTTAACGGTAAGACCGTTGTTCTGGGTTACAAAGCTGTCAATAAAGAATTCACCGGTGTTAATATACTCTCCGTCTATTGCTATTTCGGTTTTGGTGGAACACCCATCAAAATTATCTGCCGCAAAAGTGTTGAACACTTTGCCGCTGTTGTCAAGGCTTAAAGAAAGCTTCCTCATCGGGAAGCTTTTGCACAGCGGGTCAAGCTCCTCCTGTATGCTCATGCTGATAATCTCGTCCGAGTTAAAAACAACAGGCTTTTTCAATTCCGAATCTGGGATAACTGATATTTCACTGATACGTGTAGAAGCAAGAAAATGCAGAAGATAGCCATATGTAGTAGTCCCCACAGGATATACTCCCTCCGCATACGCATTCCGAAGATATTCTTCATTAATGACAATCTCTTTCTGTTTAGGGATAATGTCTAACGCGTAATCAGCGCCCGATGTACGCACTAACACGCTTACAATGTCCCCTTCTGCCATCTGCCACCCATCAGCGAAGCATATTTTCAAATATGGCTTACGCTTTTCAGGCAGAGTAATGCTTATACGACCGTAGCTATAGCTTACCGTTGCTGCGGCTGTCTCTGAGGTATTGCCATCTATCAAACCGTCTGGCGAAAATATCTCCCAATACTCCGGCTCTGGGCAGGTAATCGAAACTTTACTCAGAAATTCTGCTTCCTTCGGCACAATCGTAACCCTTGCGTCAACCTTCCTCAGCGTTTTAAAAGCGTCGTAGCTCTCAGAGTGATTCTGCATTGCTTACCTCTGCCTCCTCCGCTTCAAGCTTTACTCCCAAGCTGTCGCACCCATTTTCGTCATACCGAAAAGCAACTATCTCGGGTAGCTCAAACACAAAAACTCCTGTCTTCCACTCCATAAGCCAAGGGTATTCCACCGTAAGATAAGGGTTTTTCTTTATCATGTCGATAAGCACATAAAGCCTATCCGCAGGGAGCCATCCAGTCGGAATGGAAAGAACATTTTTGTATCCCACAATGTCCATAACCACCCGCCCCGAAGCCATTGTAGCGCTTTGGGCAATTCGCTTGGGCAGAATGCTGAACCTTATTCCGGGCAGAAGCGTAACTGTGTCATATCCGTTTGTAATGGTTATTGAACTATTTCGCTTCAATGCAGATAAACCTCCTTATCCCTTTGTCTTATGTTTTTAATAACCGGGTCCACAATAACCTGAGCAACCCTTTCGCCGTCGATATTCAGGTTAACCTCAGTCGGCGGGGCTTTTTCGGTCTGAGATTTCGCAAGTATGCTGTTGACGATGGACGAGACTTCTCTGCCGATGGCACTTTCGGGGTACTGAACGGTTGCTTTGTCTGTTGACTTGTTAATCTCTCTAAATATCTGTGAAGGTGACTTCAAATTCGAAATTTCCTGACCTGTAATCTTGCCAAAAGCCTTGGCTTTTAGGTATTGAGGCAAATTTGTTATATCTCCGCCAATATTAAAAATGCCTTTTATTATCTTTCCGCCAAGTTCGCCCCAGTTAGTATCTTCAATCAAATCTTCAAGCCCATTGTAGATTCCGTCAATAACGCTGGTTAACCCATCACTTAATGTCCCGTCAGCTACTTTATTTATTAATCCCGTTCCCAACGCTCCCAGAACATTACCGGCAACACTCACAATATTCTCAACATTTTCAGCGGATGTAAGCCCATCCTCACCGAAAATAAAGTTAATAACATTGTCAGCCGCCCTTTTAAGAGATTCCTTATTTTCCTCCTTGTCCGTCTCCGCTGCGAACGAATCCAAAAGCTTTGAAAAAGCCGTCGAAGCCTTAGGCAGATTCTCCTCCAGCTTACCGCCGATGTTTTGCATAGCCTTGGAAGCTCCCTCGGCGATCTCGTCCGAATCGTTCCCAATTCCCTCGCACAGCGAACCCAGCAAATCAAGCCCCGCTCCGAATATGTCGCCCTTTAACAGAATAAGCTGCTTAACCAAGCCTCCGCCGAATTCTTTTGCCGCAGTCTTGCCAAGCTCCACAAAGCCACCAAAACCATTTCTGAGCGCTTCCCCGCCAGAGGATATAATTCCGTTAATCTCCTCCGAATTGCCGCTTAAAAGCCCTTCTGCCTTGCTGAAAATCGAAGCTAATGTATTGCCGCCGCTTTCAAGCATTCCGGGCAGGTCTTTTCCGGCGGCTTTAATTCCGTAGTCCGCAAAATCAAAAAGCTTGTTGCCGATTCCGCCCCAGCCAGCTTCTTCATAAGCCTCGGAAAGCTCGTCGATAAGCCCCTTTGCGTTCATAACAAATTCTTTTAGCTTGTCCTTCGCATCGCTGTAAATGTGGTCAACAGCTAACGACTGCAAGCTCGATTTAAACAGCGTAACAGCGCCCGGCAGATTATTAAGCATGGTCTGCGCCATCTGCTTCGCCTTGCCGTCGGCGTTCTCAATCGCGCTCGATACTTTTTCAATGTCCTCCGGCGCAGCGTTCATCAGTGCCAAGAAGCCAGACATAGCCTCCTGCCCGGCAATCATAGAAGCATATTCCGCCTGTTCCGTTTCATTTAGCTTTGCAAATCCTTTTCTCAGGTCGGCTATAATGTCGTTAAGCTTTCTGGTCTTTCCGCTGTTGTCGGTAATTTTAACCCCAAGCTTTTGCATAGCTGCTGCGGAATCCTTAACAGGTGATGCCAAACGAGTGAATATCGAACGAAGCGTTGTGCCCGCCTGAGTTCCCTTTATTCCCGAGTTCGCCATCAGCCCTATAGCCCCGGCAACGTCTTCAACCGAAAATCCCAGTGCTCCGGCAAGCGGCGCGGCGTACTTAAAGGTTTCTCCCATCATCGCAACGTTGGTATTAGCACTTGTGGAAGCCGCCGCCAAAACGTCCGCAAAATGCGTTGAATCCTCCGCCTTTAGCCCGAAAGCCGTCAATGCATCGGTAACAATATCCGAAACAGAAGCCAAGTCCTCACCACTGGCGGCGGCTAAGTCCATTATTCCGGCGACGCCTGAAAGCATTTGCTCAGTGTTCCAGCCAGCCATAGCCATGTATTCATAAGCCTGCCCCGCTTCGGTTGATGAGAACTTGGTATCCCTGCCCAGCTGAGCCGCTTTTTCAGAAAGCGCCTGCATCTGCTCCGAAGTTGCGCCGGAAATAGCCTCAACCTTCGACATCTGAGCTTCAAAGGCACTTCCGTTTTCAATTACATATTTGAGCCCCGCTCCCAAGCCTGTGCCCAGTACGGCAGCACCCGCTCCGAAAGCTTTAAAAGCGGTGTTGCCGATGCCGTTAATCTTTGAACAAGCGGCCTCAATCTTATCAAAAGTCGCTTTAGCCGCTTTCCCGAGTGATTTTAGCTTTTCCTCCGCCGCCTTAATCTGGCTTTTAAAACTATCAAATGCGCCGTTGCCTATGCTTTTAATCTTAAAGCCGTTAATCTTGGTAACTGCTGATTCAACCCTGCCGGTCGTCTCCTGTGCGTCTGTCTTAAGCTCGTCAAACGCCTTATCGCCTATATCTTCAATCTTAGAATCGTTAATATCATCAACAGCAGCTTCTACTTTTTCGGCGGCTTTTTTAGCTCCGTCGCCGATTTCGACTCCTATACTGTCTCCGATTTTTGAGCTTAATTTATCCAGATTTCCGGTGAAAATCTTAAACTTATCCTCCGCCGTCCTTATCCCGCTTTCAAACGTGGCAAGGTCAACGTCTATCTTCGCATATAAATCAAATATATCCATATTCTATTCGTCGACCCCCTCATTTTCAGTGTCCTTAAGCTTATATAGCCTTGAAAGTATATCTTCGGCAATCTCGTCCCCGGTTCTATCGTCCCGGATTGTCTCGGTATGGCGGGTTTTATCAATGAATCTTACGGTCGGGTAGTTTCCGCCAGCATATCTCGCCGTATTAAAAGCAATGTCTTGCAGCGCGTCGGTAACATAAATGCGATATGTCAACTCCCGGGCTTGTCTTTCAAGCTCGGCTTCGGCATATCGCAAAATAAGCTTAATATTTCCCGCTCCTATTCTTCCTGCACAGCCGATGAGGATTTCATATCCCCGCTCGACTGCAAGGATGTAAAAAGGCGAGTAATCTCCGGGTCGTTCAAAAGCTTAAGTATATTAATCGGCAGGGATATCACTGAAACCTCGTTCGGGTCGTCCCCCAAAGCTCTTATAATCGTCTTGACCGCCCCACGGTGATTTTTCAGAAGCAGCCTGCCAAGCTTAAGCTTCGATACCCCCTCCGTCCTTGCTTTTTTTATCTCCTCATCGGCGATAATTTCGCTTATAGGGTCGATCATGTCCACAAGCACATCAAAAGCCTCATCACCCTTAATTTCCGAAAGCATTCGCATTTTTACTCACCAACCTTTCAAGCCTTAGCGGTATCGTCAGCCTTCACAGCCTTTGCCGCCTTAGTCGCCTCTGTTCCCGCCTGAACATAAACTTCAAAAGGCACATTATCTATGTTCTTTATAGAGTAGTGCGCCTTGTAACTGAAAGCCGCCTTGCCCTTCTGTTTGTCCTCGGATTTGATGTTAAAGCCGTCCTCGGTCAGAGCGTTTATCATATGCACCGCCGCAAATCCGGCTTTTTCTCCGGTGTTTACTCTCGAATAGTCGCCTACCCACCACAAATCTTTAAAGTCCGAAAGCTCTAAATGATTTCTCGGTGTAAGCTTGTTC